TATAGGAAGACCAAAACCACCAAGACGATCATGGAAACCACAACCAGACTGGCGAAGAAAACTACCAAAATGGAAACTACCTAAACCTGCACCAAGAGTACCAGATCCTAAACGTAGACGAGGAAAACCAAAACCTATCGACCCAAAAGAATATTATGTAAAAGATAGAGTAATGACTCCATTGCATGCTACTAAACGTCGTGCTAAAAAAGCTATAGGGGGTGCTGCTAAAATAATTCCAAAAATAACTAAGAGATTTTTAAAGTTTATTAAAACAGGAAAAGACATAGATAAGCATGGAACTAAAATCAATATTGATAAAGTAGTAAAACGTTTAAAAAAACAGGGAAGCCCTGGTATCGAAACATACTTTGAGAGTACAGGAAAACATCCTAAAGCTAAAGGTAAAGCCGCAGGCGGAAGAATCGGTCTTGCACATGGATCGAGACCAAGACCATATGGTCCTCATACACCGGGTCATCCAGGAAGCCCACGTCCTAAAGGCGTAGGAGTAGCTATAAAAGGTTGGGGTATCACTAAAAAATAATGATCACACAGTTAATAAACTGGATAAAAGGTTTATTCAGTACCAAAGAAGAATCCTTAGTCTTAGAAGAAATAGTTAATCACTGCACATCTCATTTAAGATTTAAAAAGAATTGCCCTGAATGTTTGAAATTAGTGGGAGTAAATGGCTGATTTAGAAAACATAGTTTATAAAATACAGCGGGCTTTAGATACTAGAATAAAACAATTGGCAATCTCGGTAACGTCCGGAGGGGTTGACAGTATGGAAACATACAAGTATATTATCGGACAAATAAACGCACTGGAATCAGTGAAACAGGAAATCTCTAACCTGCTAGACGGTAAGGAGCAAAATGAGCAAAAAGGCACAGTCATCAACATCAACGGCAGCAAGCCAAAAAATCCATCTTCCTGATAAGGAATTAGTTGGATTAAAAAGAACAGAATCACAAAAAGAAGTCACTAAAGAAAAAGAAAAACTTCCTCAACCTACAGGTTGGAGAATTTTAGTTTTACCATTTAAAATAAATGAAAAAACTAAAGGGGGAGTTTTATTAGGACATGAAACCATTGAACGTCAACAAGTGGGATCGCAATGCGGCAACGTATTGGCGATGGGACCCCATTGTTATAAGGATCCATTGAGGTATCCAGACGGTCCATGGTGCAAGGTCAATGATTGGGTAGTCTTTGCGCGTTACGCAGGCTCCCGTATTGAAATTGAAGGTGGGGAAGTTCGTCTTCTTAATGAAGACGAAATTTTAGCAACAGTCAAGAATCCAGAGGATATCTTGCATAAATACTAACATAGAAGGAGAAAAACTATGCCAGAAGAAAAGAAGAAACCGAACGAAAAAATGGTTGATGTAGATACATCCGGCCCAGAGGTCGATGTAACTGTAGAAGAACCAAAAGAAGAAGCGGTTGTAGAAACGAAAGAAGAAACAGGGACCCCGGAACAAGAACCAGTAAAAGAGGAACCAGTAAAAGAGGAACCAGTAAAAGAAGAAGATACTAAGCTAAAAGAATATAGCAAAACTGTTCAATCTCGTATTGCTAAACTTACTCATAAGATGAGAGAAGCGGAACGAAGAGAGGCGGCTGCTATAGAATATGCTTCAGCTGTAGAATCTAAAAGAAGAGTTGATCAGGATAGATTTCAAAAAGTCGATGCTGATTATACTAAAAGATTTGAGGAAAGCGTTAAAAGCGGAATGGACATGGCCCAAAAACAATTGGCCCAAGCCATTGAAGCTCAAGATGCTGGAGCTCAAGTCGAAGCAAACAAACGTATAGCAGAGCTTGCGTTTGATAATGCTAAATTAAAACAACGAAGACCTGTACAGGAAGAGAAACCTGTTCAGCTTTCTGACGGTGGAAACTTACCAAGACACATTCCACAATCATTACCTCAGGCTGATCCAATGGCGGAAGATTGGGCTGCTAAAAACAAATGGTTCGGTACTGATCGAGCTATGACGTTTACAGCGTTCGAGATTCACAACGATCTGGTTGAAAAAGAAGGTTTTGATCCTAAATCAGATGATTACTATGAGGAAATAAACAAAAGAATAAAAGTTGACTTCCCTCATAAATTTGATAGTAGTGGGAGTATACAAACGTCCAGACCCGTTCAGTCGGTGGCTTCTGCGAATAGAAGTGCAAAAACTGGTCGCAAAACAATGAGACTCACATCGTCTCAAGTAGCAATAGCTAAAAAATTAGGTGTGCCACTCGAAGAGTATGCAAAAGAACTAAAACTCACGGAAGGAGCATAAGCATATGGAAAAAGATAAAACAACCTCTCGTGCGGCTGAGGCACGGTCAAAAACTGAAAGACCAAAAGTGTACAAGCCACCATCCTCTCTGGATGCACCACCAGCGCCTGACGGTTTTAGGCACAGATGGATAAGAGCGGAATCCATGGGATTCCAAGACGCCAAGAACATTTATGGTCGTCTTAGAGAAGGATATGAGTTAGTGAGAGCTGACGAATATTCTAAATCTGATTATCCTGTAGTTGCCGACGGAAAATACGCTGGAGTCATTGGAGTAGGAGGCCTATTGTTGGCTAGGATACCTGAAGAACTCGCTAAGCAACGTGTTGATTATCAGAAGAAACTTTCTGAAGGTCAAGACGAAGCCATAGAAACCGACTTGCTTAAGGAACAACATAAGAGTATGCCGATCGATGTCGAAAGGCAATCTCGCGTAACCTTCGGTGGTACAAAGAAGTAAGTTTTATTTCTCGGGATAACAACCAATTCCCTATCATCGATTTAAATTAACCTGTCTATAGGAAACTATAGACTTAAGGAGCAATAACATGGCAAATAGAAACAGTCAGGGATTTGGATTACGACAATCAATGATGGTAGGAGATACTCCTGCTACTCAAGGACAATCCAAATACGTAATAGACGCTGGCGAAACTAACGCTATTTATAACGGAGAGCCTGTAAAAATTGATATTTCTACCTCAACTGGTGGATATATTGTTACAGCTGGTGCTGGTACAATCATGGTAGGAACGTTGAACGGAGTATTTTATAATGCTGCATCAACTTTAAAACCTACATGGTCGAATTACTACCCTGCAGCTACAACTCCCGCAAATAGTGAAGACGTTACAGTGTTTGTTAATGACAGTCCTATTCAGGAGTTCATGATCGCCACGAATGCTACACTAGGAGCAACTTTAGCATTAAGACAATCCAAAGTTGGATTAACTTATGCAACAAGTACTGTTGCTGGTAGTACTACGACTGGTAAATCAAGTGTGACTTTAGACATTTCAAGTGCAGCAACAACTGCTAAGCAATTGAGAATGGTTAGAGTGGCAGAGGACCCTGAAAATCAGGATCAGACCGCCGCATATTGTTCGGTGATCGTTAAGGTAAATTTACATTTATACCTTACTGGTCAACTGGCAACAGGATTATAGGAGCATAATATGGCAATATCAAGAGCACAGCTAGTCAAAGAACTAGAACCAGGCCTTAATGCACTATTCGGTCTGGAGTACAAACGGTATGACAATGAGTCTGCCGAAATATACGTAACTGAGTCTAGTGACAGAGCTTTCGAAGAGGAAGTAATGTTATCAGGATTCGGTAACGCTGATGTAAAAGCAGAAGGTCAAGGCGTCTCATACGATGAAGCGCAAGAAACTTATACTGCTCGTTACACTATGGAAACGATTGCGCTAGCTTTCGCTATCACAGAAGAAGCTATCGAAGATAATCTCTACGATAGATTGGCTTCTAGATACACAAAAGCACTAGCAAGATCTATGTCTAACGCTAGACAAGTTAAAGCAGCATTACCTTTGAATAATGGTCTACCTTCGGTAGCTACATTCAAATCAGGTGATGCAGTTTCTCTGTTTTCTACTAATCACACAACACTTAGTGGAACAGCAGTTTCAAACACTTTAACGACTCAAGCGGACTTAAACGAAACTTCATTAGAACAATCATTGATAGATATCGCTGCAATGACTGATGAAAGAGGTTTAAGAATAGCAGCAAAAGGAGTGAAACTAATCGTTCCTTCTGCAAACCAATTCAATGCTGAGAGATTATTAAAATCTCAAGGTAGAACTGGTACTGCTGATAATGATATCAATGCAGTCAATTCAATGGGAATGATTCCTCAAGGATACAGAGTGAACCATTTCTTAACTGATTCTGATTCATGGTACATTAATACGGACGTTCCAAATGGTATGAAACACTTTGAAAGAACTCCATTGACAACTTCAATGGAAGGTGATTTCGATACTGGTAACGTTAGATACAAAGCTAGAGAAAGATACGTCTACGGCGTGTCAGACTTTAGAGGTATCTACGGCGTTGAAGGTGCGTAATAACTAATTAATGAGGCGGAACACAATTCCGCCTCATTTTAAAAATACAGTAATAATATGAAAAAATTCCTCATAAATATCTGGGCATACGATTATCACGCTAAATTTGAAATTTTAGCGGAAGATAACGCCCTTTCCATTGAGAAATCAATCCTTGACAAGATAGGAGAAAAGAGTATAAAGTGGGAATCAACGGGAATGTATAAACAACCCCGAAGAATAACCTATGAGGAGGTTATAAATGACACAAGACCTATACACTACAAAGAGGTCCTTGGAGTTAGATTGGCAACAGGAGCACCTGAAGGAGGGCAAGTATAATATTAATATGTCCTATATTGATAAAAAAATTCAGGAAATTATTAAAGAGATTATTGCCAGAGAGTTCGAAGAATCTGCTATCCGTAATAAAGTAGATGAATCCAAGCCCGAAGTTTCGATAGCCACTTAAGCGTTATCAAAAATCAATTTTTTTCCTAAGGATACCTTGCGCTGTATTAAAATTTAGCGTATAAATAAATCACTATACAATTAATTAGAACATAGACGAGTATAGTCGACGGCCTAGAGACTATGTTCAGAAACTAGGAGGATACAATTATGGCAAAAACAACGTTTTCCGGACCAGTAAGATCATTAAATGGTTTTATTAATTTCGGACCTAAAGCGGCTGTTAGTTTAACAGCAAGTGCAACGTTAACAATGAATGATCATGCCGGCAGAACTTTGCTGTGCAATGCGGCGGCGGGTGAGTTTACTTTACCTACCATTACAACTGGTAGTGCAGGTGAAAGTGCTGGAGCTAATGATCCAAATGTAGCATCCAATCTTGGAGCTGTTTATACGTTCATTGTTCAAACTGCGTTTACAGCGGGTGAAATCAAAACAGATGGAACTGATCTGTTGATTGGTTATGCAAGGAGTCTAATGACTACTGCAGCAACTGGTAAAGATTGGTTTCCTGGCGGTTCTGATACTACAATGAGTTTTGATGGTTCTACTACAGGTGGAATTGTGGGAACTCTTGTTAGAGTTACAGCGGTAGCTAGTGCTCAATATTTTGTAGAAGCATATATAAAAGCATCTGCAACACAAGCAACACCATTCGGAACTTAATAGATAAACTTTATGAGCTCCTTCGGGAGCTCATAAAATTAGGAGAAAAATATGGGTACAAATATATCTAATGTTAAAGCTTCAATAGAGTTAACAAGTACAGGTAGGTTGCAAGGATTTATAGGTGGATCAGCCACGAATCTTGGACCAATTAGAATTACAAGTTTGAATGCACACCTAACTGGAGCAGATGGTACTATTACTATTCACGATAATACTGCTGCATCTGGTGATATTAAAATTCATCTTAAAGGTGGAAGTGCAAGTAACGATACTTTAAATTTTAATTTTGGCGGTAATGGAGTCTATTTTAGCACTGCTGCTTTTGTCACATTATCAGCTATAGATTCATTTACAGCTTACTATGGATAGGAGATTAGATGGCAAATACAACATCTGGCTCTTATACATTTGATAAGACATTTGCAGTTGATGATATTATTGCAGATGCTTATGAAAGAATTGGCTTAGTTGGTTCTGCGGGTCATCAATTATTAAGCGCTCGAAGATCATTAAACGTTCTCTTTCAAGAATGGGGAAACAGAGGAATTCACTTTTGGGAAATCGGCACAACTAATATTGATTTAGTTGAAGGTCAAGCCGAATACCTTTTTTATAGAGCTAGTAGCGATGGGACTAGTACAACCACTACTCCGACCAATGGTATTTATGGGATTGCTGATATTATGTTAGCTTCTTATAGAAATAATTATAATACTACTACTCAAACAGATTTACCTTTAACAAAAGTAGACAGATCTACTTATGCGGCGTTTTCGAATAAATTAACTAAATCAACTCCAAGTCAATTTTGGGTTCAAAGATTTATAAGTAATGTCACATTTACAATTTATCCCACTCCTAATTCGACTGCAGCAGATAATTACATTAACATTTTTTATGTTAGAAGAATTCAAGATGCAGATTCAACTTACACAGATGCAACGGATACTCCTTATAGATTTATACCTGCTATGGTATCAGGATTAGCATTTTATTTATCACAAAAATATGCACCTCAAAGATCACAAGAATTAAAACTTTATTATGAAGATGAATTACTAAGAGCACTAGCGGAGGATGGATCAGCGGCAAGTACGTATATTACACCGAAAACTTACTATCCAAATATATAATGGGGAAATTTTCTCAAGGTAGATATTCATTAATGATTTCAGATCGTTCCGGAGTAGCTTTTCCTTATAAAGAAATGGTACAGGAATGGACTGGAGCATGGGTACATAATTCTGAATATGAACCTAAACAACCACAAGTAGATCCAAGACCTCATGGAGCAGATCCTCAAGCTTTACAACATGCTAAACCATCACGAACAGCTCCGGCTGTCACTCAGTTATTACCTAACAATCCGTTTACAACTTATGCATCTGGTTCTTCTTATATAAATGTTTATGCACCTAATCATGGCTTAACGGATTCTGATACTTACCGATTTAGAGGAATGCCCAGCACAGCTGGTACTTACACGGATCCAGATAATTTTGATGGAATTACTGGTGCAAATATTGTGAAGGCTGCTGGCTATACTATTAGAACAGGTAAATGGGTTAGTGGAGCTCGCGATACAGATTTTACTACTGATTGGTTTTATTTTGTTGTGGATACTGATACAGCTACAACAGGAGGAATAGAAGGAGGAGGGTTTCCAGTGTCCGTTGGACCGGTAACCATAGAAGCATAATGGCAGGATATACACTTTCAGCATTAGAAGCTGACATTAGAAGTTATACTGAAGTAGACAGTACTGTTTTTTCTGGTGCTATTCTAAGCAGATTTATTGAAAATTCTGAATTTAGAATTATGAGAGATGTTCCAATTGATGCAGATAGAAAACAACAAGAAGGAAATTTAGTTACC